ATGATCTGACAGCAGTGAATGCGCGGTTTGGACAACTCAGTGCGGACGCACTGGAAACGGGCACAATCAACGGTGATAGAGTAGTTATGGTAAATGCACGTTTGCAGAGTTCTACTCATATAACAGGTGACTTAGCTGTTTTCAATCGAAGTGTTAAGTGGGGGTTAATTGCGGTAGGCGCTTCGACATACAGAGTCCTCATGGAAGATGATTGATAAGGGGTGATGGAAAGATGAACAATGCGGCAATAGAGACTTTACGAAAAACACTGGTAAAAGTGCTTGATATGCCAGATTTTGCTGATATGCCGATTGGCACCAAATATTATGTCCTGAAAGATGTATTCGGACAGGTGGAGAATCAGTTTTTCAAGGCCATCGAGCAGGAGTTAAGAGCGGGGAAGGAGGATGATCAGGATGGCGTCATGGCTGAAAGCGTTCAGTAGGATACTTTGGAAAAATTATCCCTTGGACGATACCGCGCTCAATGAAACAAATCTCAATAAGATTGATGCTGGACTTGATGAGGTGGACAACCGTGTACTGACTTTGAACATCACCAAGTTGGATGTGTCAACCGCCAACACGATGGTGAACAGCATCTCTTTTGATGAGAATACCGGCATCTTTACAATCACCCGTCTGAATGGCAGTACATACACGATTGATACCAAACTGGAAAAACTGGCGATCAACTTTTCTTACGACGCACAAAATGAGCGTTTGGTCATCACCCTGGATGATGGGACCGTGCAGTATGTCGATATGAAAGCACTCATCACGCAGTATGAATTCTTGGATTCAGATGTGATCGCTTTCGCTGTACGTGCGGATGGAAAGGTATCAGCATCTATCAAAAGTGGATCCATCACCGGTTCCATGTTGCAGCCCAACTATCTTGCAGATATCACTGTCCAGGCGGGAATTGCAACAACTGCGGCACAAAATGCTGCCGGATCTGCGGCAGCAGCGCTGGTCTCAGAGCAGAATGCATCTGATTCGGAAATCGGTGCTGCCGGATCTGCAGCTACCGCGACTGCCGCGGCACAGTCTGCGGATCAGAGCAAAACGATCGCGATTCAGCAGGCAACGAACGCTGCAGCCAGTGCAACAAATGCTGCAGCTAGTGAGGCGAACGCTGCACAGTCGGCGGCGGATGCGGATGATGCAGCGGTAGGGGCGGCGGATCTGGTGAGCCAAGTAGAAGACATGATTGCGCGAGGCTCTTTTGTGGGACCACCCGGACCACAAGGAACCAAGGGCGACAAAGGTGATACAGGAGCGACCGGTGCCCAAGGACCAGCGGGAGCGACCGGAGCAACCGGTGCCACGGGTGCACAAGGCATACAGGGACCGCAGGGAATACAAGGAATACAAGGAGAGAAGGGTGACAAAGGCGACAAAGGTGATCCGGGAGAAAACGGTATTATTGCCCCGGTTGCTGGATTTTTCACGATGACAGTAGACGCTGACGGAAATTTGTACGCATGTTCCGCCAACGGTGACACGCTGCCGGAGTTTGAGTATGACAGCACAACTGGAAATCTATATGTATTGACAGACGAGACGGAGGATTGAGAATATGGCAAGAACATTGATCGGAAACATTAAAGGACCCAAAGGAGATACGGGGGCAAAGGGTGATACCGGCGCCACGGGAGCACAAGGCATACAGGGACCGCAGGGGGAAACCGGTGCAACCGGTGCCACAGGGCCACAAGGTCCCCAGGGCATTCAGGGAGAGACCGGCGCCACCGGACAGCGTGGCAGTAGATGGACAGAGGGGACAGCAATCACTGGACAGAATACGACTCCGACAGTATTCAGCGGGAGTGGTATTACGGACGCGCTTGTCAACGATGTATATCTCAATACCAGCACAGGAAATGTGTACAGATGTACGGTGGCGGGGGAATGCATTAAAGGGATAAAGGGGGACAAAGGAGACACAGGAGCCACGGGGGCAACCGGACCGCAGGGACCTAAGGGCGACACTGGGGCAACACCGACCGACGGTACCAGCATGACATCCACGTTTACTGAGGCAGCTACTCGGGCGAATATTGCCAGCGGGGAGACACATGGAACCATATTTGGGAAGATCAAAAAGTGGTTTACAGATCTGCAGGCGGCAGCATTCGCTCAGATGCTGGCATCATACAGCGATGTGATGGCAAATACGCAGTCTGGGTACCTGGTGGATGCACTGGCTATTAAGGCGGGATTTGCAGAGATAATTAGCAATTTAGAAAATTTTTTACAAGTCTTACAGATGCAAAATGGCTTGAATGTCTTAAGATGTCAAGTAGTGGAGAATGACATACTTAATATTCCCTCTTCTGGATGGTATCTTATATTAACCATTGGCAAAGACTTGAATGGGGCATTTATTGAAGGTGTCCAAGTAGCAATCAATTACTTTGGAGGAACAGGCAAACGGTACACGAGAACCTATGCAAATGGCGCTGTCACTTTCGATTGGACGGAATTTTAAGTTTTAGAGGTAATAAATTACATACATTACATCTATGGAATAATTGGTGATAGGGTTTCCGGAAAAATCTCTAAAATTAATAGAGAAAGCACTTGCCATTTCGTTTACAAGGCATTTCGTACAGACTACATTATCGTTTATCACTTGAATAACAGCATATGCATAACTGTGTGCTGATCCATCGATCTGCAAAAAGCCATTGCCATCAGACGCCAGCGCGATTGAAGCAGTGCCGACTTTTGTTTTATAGACATTAGTTGTGACTTTTTCTAAACCATATGTGCCATTGCTCGTGTGCCAAATATATTGCTCGCCTGTTCCTCCAACATCAGTTAATAATATTGAACCAATTGTATTACTGTACTTCATGTACGTGCCATGATATAGAGTAACATCATTTCCTATTCTAATAACACCAGTGATTGCAGGTAATGAAGAAAAATTATTGTAAATATTATCTGATAAATTATCAAAAGTGCCGCCAAACGATAGTTTTATTACGGAACATTTATCATTCAAATTGCTATTTAGTCCCGGTTGCACCGGTGCAACCGATGCCGGCGGGCATAAAACGCAGAAAGGAGGCTGTCATGGCCCATATCAGATTTAAAGATTCAGAAGAATACATAAAGGCAGACGTCCGACCGATTGGTTCACACATTGTGAGAATCAATCTGGCCACGGAGCCGGTATTAACCGGATTTCATCTGTTCATTGATAAGGACGGACTATATCCGCTGGATAACGGCGAGTACGAAAATTTCACCACCTTGTATCGCCGGGGCGATGGATGGTATGAGCTTTCCAACGACGGCTCTGAATACGTAGAGCAGGAGGAAGCAGAACCATCTGCGGAACCGACTGAAGAGGAGATTGCTGAACGGGAGAAACAGCAGCAAAGATTGGTCCTGAGGGCGCAGATTACAGAGTTGAAAAGTCAGTTGGATTCCACAGACTACCAGATTATCAAAACCTATGAGTATTCTCTGGTGGGGCTGGATCCGGAATACGACATCACAGCGCTGCATCGGGAACGCCAGACATTGCGTGATCGTATCAATGCACTGCAGACACAATTGAATGAAATCTAAGAGCCAAGAGCCGGATACTTGCCATTGGGCAGGTACCGGCTTTTGTAATAAAAAGGAAGGATGGTGAGAAAAGTGACACCGGATCAAATTTATTCAATGTTTATTACTGCCTGTGGAGCCATTATCACAGTGAGCGGAGCGTTGGCAGTAATATTCAGGGCAGTTAAAGCTGCAAAGGCACCAAATGACCTCCAAAATGAGCGGCTTACCAAACTGGAGGAGAGAGTGGCCAGGCATGATGAGTTATTTGCAAAGGATAATAAGAGACTCACCGCTATCGAGGAGGGCAACAGAGTCGTGCAAAAGGCGCTCCTAGCATTGCTGGAGCACTGGATTGATGGCAGTAATATTGATGCCATCAAAAAAGCTAAAGAGGAATTGCAGAGTTTCCTGATAGACAAATGAAGTCGGCCGGATGGTCAGGCAACGGCAACTGTAAACCTACATAATATAAATAAAACAAGGAAAGCGAGGAAAAGAGATGAAATTTATGCAGATGACCAACAAGACCTATGATGTTCTGAAATTCGTGGCGCAGATTCTGCTCCCGGCGGCGGGCACGCTGTACTTTGCTCTGGCAAGCATCTGGGGGCTGCCTTATGCGGAGCAGATCGTTGGCACCATCACCGCTGTGGACACGTTTTTAGGAGCCGTGCTGGGGATCTCCACGGCGAACTACAATAAGACAGGCGGTGGTAAGTAATGGGAAAAACATTGAGATGCGAAGCCCCTGATTTGTCGGTACATAATGGGGCGGTAAATATCAAGCAAATCCGTGACGCAGGCTACCCTATGGTGGGATTGCGCGCTGGATACGGCAAAAATAATGTGGATCAGAAGTATGTCGTAAATGCAGAGGCATGCCACAATCTGGAAGTATCTCCTTTGATCTATTGGTTCTCTTATGCTTTGAGTGCGGAGATGGCAGAAAAAGAAGCAGAGTATGCGGTGGCTCAGGCGCGGAAGTATTGGCAGAAATGTCCGATAGCTTTCGATTTAGAATACGATACAGTGCGCTATGCCCGTACTAAAGGTGTTAATATTGATAAGCAACTGGCCACTGATATGGCAATTGCCTTTTTGCAGGCTGTCAGAGAAGCTGGATATATTCCGGTGATATATACAAATGAGGACTATCTTCAAAATTATTTCAATTTGGCTACTATCATTGCAGCGGTGGGACAGGTCTATGTCTGGTATGCGCGGTATGGATGTTCCAATTTACCGGTCAGTAGAGTGGATATTGCCGACATCTGGCAGTACACATCTTCCGGGAGTATACCCGGCGTATCCGGACGGGTCGATCTTAATAAGGTCTATACAGATCTTTACTTCAACACGCAGGTAGTGGAGACCACCACAGCACAGGATACGTGTAATATCAATATCCTCAATTTCCAGCATGCGGCCAATGAGGACGGGTACCGGGACGAAAAGGGTAGAAAGCTTGTCGAGGACGGTAAGGACGGTACCAACACTCAGTATGTCCGCAGGCAGATTACTTTGAGGGCAAAATTTGGATTCCTGAAGATTGAGCGCAGTACCGGGGAAGTGGTCAAGTGGGTGCAGATCAGGCTCAATGAGATCATGGAAGTTGACTTGGAGATCACTGGTGAATATGATGCGGCGACAATCAGAGCTGTGAAGGAGTTCCAGCAGAAGTATAATCTGACCGTAGATGGTGTGGCTGGGTACAACACGCTACAGGCTTTATTCTATAATTGATTTTTCTTCAAATGAGCCCTCGGAGTAAAATCCGGGGGCTTTTGATTTATGAAAACATGAATTAACTAATTTTTAATTAAAAAAATAATTAAATTTTTATTTACAAATTACCCAATCTGTGTTAATATATGAGTGTAAAGGTAAACATACATTATGGAGGGTGATGCTATGGTAACGAGATTCGGTAAGTTTTGCCGTAATTTGAGAATGGACAATGGTGAACTGTTGTACGATATGGCAAAGCATCTGAAGGTTTCATCAGCTTTTCTGTCAAGGGTTGAGAATGGAAAAGCAAAGCCGCCGGTAGAATGGTGTGACAGTATTGCAGCTCAATACAACCTTGATGGCGAACAACTTGATGAGTTGAAAAAAAGTATTAGAGAAGCTAGAGAAAACATTATCCGAATGGATTCAATGTCGCAAGATGACAGAGATATGATGTTTGCATTTGCTAGGCAGTTAGATGATTTAGATGAGACTGAGAAAGATAAGTGGAAAAAAATGTTAAAAATGTAATTAAGGGAGGGGAATAGCATGAACAATGTGGCGGTTGCACCGATGTCAAGAAAAGATTTACGAAAATTAGTGCGACGTTTTAGAAAGCTTTGTGGAATGGAGAAAGAGTTGTATTTTCCTATTGTCCACTTTATTGAATGGATTCTTCCCAAAGTAGGGTCTGATTATGAAATTGTTCCGGTCAACGAAATGGGAAATGCATATGGTGTGACGCACACAGGAATGCGTATAATGAAAATCAGAGAAGATGTATACGAGGGGGCAGTTAAAGGAAATCCAAGAGATCGTTTTACATTATGCCATGAATTGGGACATTTTATACTCCATGCACCTGATAGAGTCAGTTTCGCAAGGGGAGAAGTACCAGCATACATGAATCCGGAATGGCAAGCAAACGTCTTTGCTGGTGAATTATTAGCACCATATGACTTAGTCTCACATATGACACCAGAGAGGATAGCTGATGAATGTGGCATGTCGTTAACTGCAGCCACAATACAATATAATCAGTATCATAAAGCCATGTGATGAGCAATAAGCTCTTTACATATAAAAAACCAAGTACACGAGGTACTTGGTCCTTGCTGAAAGTGATAACACCGTTCAGCTGGTAATACTATTGTCTGATCAACTATAGTATAGCACGATGGAATCCTTTTAGCAAGGAAAACTTGCGAAAGGAGGAATGCGTATGTACATTTTTCGTACAAGCATTACCACAAAGGATGGCACGAAGTTGTATGCCAAAGATTATGGTAAGAAGGCGTTCCGCATCTGGGTAGGACCTGGGCGGGAGCCTG